ACCCCAGTAATTTGCTTTATTAATCCTTGTACGTTGTCCATTATTTTAATTTTAAAAATTCAGCGTCAGAGTGTTCCTTGAACCATTCCTTATTGTCGTGGTATTTGTCTATGACTGCATCAATCATTACTAACTCATCGATATCGGAAGTTCTTAGCTTGTCTATAAGCGATTCTAACTTGTTTAAGACATTTGTAGCTATCTCTGCGTCGTTACTATAAACTATATCGTAATCGTTCCTTAAATAGCCCTCTAATTGCTTTAAGAACCTTTGTCCGTTTAGTTTTAGATTATGTTTGTATTTGCTTGTTCCGTTTAGTTCATCCATAGCCTCTAAGGTTAGCTGACCTAAAAGCAATACTTTTAAATAACTTAGTTGTGAGCCTCTACCCATTGTTTCTTTTGTTTTTCTATTGTTTCTATTTCTCTGTTTATGTAGTCTAGCGCTTTTCGTAGGTCGCTAAGTTCATCGCCTTTCTTACCAGCTCTTGCAACATACTTTATAATGTTGCCCCTGTTGAAGTTTAAACCGTAATCAGTAATGAAGTCTATAACGTCATAGCCTTTTCCGTTCTCGTAGTGTATTTGTGTTGCTCTCATTTTAATTGCTTTCTATTGGTTGTATGTCTTTTATTCCTGTTTGATCAAATGTAATAATCGCTTCGGTATATCCCTCTGCTAAATACATCGCTATCCTGTTGTCAAATTCCTTTAGTGTCATTCTTCCTCTTTATTTTCTTCTCGCCATTTTTTTGCCAAGTAATTAAGTAGCTGATAAACTGTTTTCTCTAATGTAGCAATCCGTTGTTCTTGTGTCAGCTTTTTTGTCTTCATTCCGTTCTAAGTTTTAGTAAATTGTAGCATTCGATATACTTTTCCCTTGCCTTGCTTTTGTATTCTTGTTTGAATAGTTCAAATAGCTTCCTAGTATATTTGTATTTCGTATCGCATCCCTTGTAATAATTCTCTGCAAACCTTTTGCCCTTACCTTTGAAGTAGTTTACATTGTCGGCTGTATCTCCAGCAATCATCTGTTCGTAAAAATTATACAACGCTTCTTGTTCTGAAATATCCAATATTTCTTTATGCTTGTAATGGTAGTTATACATCAAACAAGGAAACTGCTTATAGTCTTTGTCAATTGATACTATCATAACTTCGTTTCTGCCAATTAGTTCGGTTAGTTCAAACCAATGCCTAGCCACTAAGTCGTCTGTTTCTATTCCATAACCGTAATAGCTTGAATAAGTATCTTTGACGTAATCGTGCATTTGATTCAATAACGGTGGCAATTCTGTTTTAATCCTGTTGGCTTTGTAGTTCTTTGTTATTTGCTTTCTGAAATTGCCCTTTGAACCATTAAACACCCTAACCTCATCAATGGTGTAAATATCTTCAAGATGATTAATAATGCTCATAAATTGCTCGTCAAACTTTGCAACCGCATCGTCTATGTCTGTATAGAATTTTTCGGCATCATCGCTTTTGCTTTTGTAGCAACTTGCGAATATCAAACTATCTGCGTCAACTAGTAGTATCATCTCCCTCTATATCCGTTTAGTCTTTCGTTATACCCTCTCGGTAAATAGAATGGCTCATATCTGAAACCCAGTATCGGGTTTATTCCGTTGTCTATCCATTCTTTCAAGGTCATTTTCTGAACGTCTTGCTCTTTCAATTGCTCTTTCTTTCTCATTTTTAAATTTGCTTATTTCGTTGTCGTATGCTCTGCGTTCTAGTTCTAAGTAGCTGACGTATGCCGATACATCAATTAATTTGTCAACTAAAGTTTTGAGCGTTTCATCTGTTTTTGATTTCTCTAGAACCACCTCAATCACATTTGTAATTGCGGCAAGGTATTCCATTTGCGCTAAGTCTCTGACTGGTCTCATAATGACGCGAATATATACATAAACATTAATACCAGCAAACTATATACACCTCCAAGTCCGAAGATTTTAATCATCATCTTCTTTTTAATTCCAAACCTTTTGCGGTTTATTATCATTAATATCAAAGCAATAGATGCAATGGCAAAAGTCAAAAATTCATAGTCGTTTGGTATCATATAAAAATCATTAAAATTAGTATTAACAACATCGCAATGAAGCAGCAGAAAACCATTGTATATTCAAACTCTTTCATAGCATCGAAGTTTCAAAACAAGTTCCCGAACAAACCCCCTTAGTATCTGACGGTCTGCCACATTCGGGACATTCGTAGTCGTAATAGTCTCCTATTGAAATCAAATAATCGTCGTAAGTTCTCATAGCTTAGTTTTTAAGTCAGCAATTAAATCTTCTACCATATAAACCTCTTGGGTTACAAGTTCTTTGTCTAAGTTGTTTTTTAAAAATTCTTTATAGACGTTAAGTGCGTTTGCAATAGTTATTGCGCTTTTGTTTGTTATTTTAATTGTTTTCATTGTTTTTTATTTAATTCTTTCCAACGTTCTTCAAGCCTTGCGTTATTCCATTCGTGAGCCTCCTTTGCCATTGGTACAATATGAAGTAAATCACGATATAATTCGCTGCCCTCAAAAATAAGAGTAGTGCCATCTTCAAGTTCAATATAGACTTCTCCGTTAGAAGTGTGTAGGGTTATTGTTTTGTCAATATAAATTTCGTTCATTGTTTTAGTTTTTAATTATTATCTTCTTCAAATTCAGCGTGTTCGCCACAGTCTGAACAAATGTCTGTTTCCCATAGCGGTAATGCACCGCAGCAATTAGATTCCAGCATAACAGTATAATAAAATTCTATAAGTAAAGTAAGCTGGGAAAGCTACTAATGTAACTCTTTGTGCGTAGTAAAAAATTCTTCCTAGTGTTTTCATTGTTTTGTTTTTAATAGGGGGCTTTTACACCCCAATTGTTTTTTAAAAAATATCTATATTAACCTTAGCTTCGTGATTAATACTTTCATAATGTTTGTTTGTTATATTGATTAATAAATTCTATTACTGCTTGGTATGTGGTGTTAAGTTTACAAGCCCCGCCAATTATTTCAATGTGAGTGCCTTCAATTTGAGCATTACACATATCAATATTGAATCTGTAAGCATCTCCAGACCCATTTCTTAAACTTTCAATCTTTTCAACTACGGGCATCAGCCACCCCCAAGAGCAGTCGTAAGACAACTCTTCTTTTTCAAACCAACTACCCTCAAATGCACCTTGGTAATAATAGTTAAGTATTCCAGACTTAAATGTCTTGGTTTCTAACTCCATAAATTCTGCTATTAGTTTATTGTTTATTGCTTTCATAGTTGTTTTTAATTGTTTAACAGTACAAATATAAAACTATTTTTTTAATTACCAACAAATGTTTTTAATTTTTTTTTATTTTTTTTCGCTATTCTTGAAGTATTCGCCCCAAACCCCTTTATTTGTAAGGTCTATGTCATTTGGATTTATTATCGTGGCTTCTTGTTCTGTAAGTAAATAACAAGGCTTTAAGAGTTTCTTTTTAGTCCATAGCGTGGTATCGGGGCAATACATATCAGTCGGGTCTGACATCTTTAAATTGTTTAGCCAATACATATAATTAGCCTTTGGGTCATTCACGAAATAGATAGCCACCTTTCCAGTAGCCATTAATTTATCGTATTTGAATTGCTCCAACAGTTTAGTGTCGTAGTATTTATTTCTAAACTTCATCTCGATAACGCATTCGTGTCCTTTTGGTGTCAAGCCTTGTGCATCCCAACTATCGTAACCCTCGCCTGTCCATTCTAATTTCCAACCATCTAGGTTGAGTAATTGAACAGTTAACTTTTCTAACTTGTGTATCTTATCAACCATAAATTCTGTCTATATCAGCAATCCATAGCTTGTATGTCTTGCCATTGCAACTGCAAGGCTCTGTATAAGGATGCTCATAATAGTTGGCGTGTAGCTTACAAAGAATCTTTTTATATTCATAAGGAAGCGTTTGAGATACGTTGGCTTTGAAATCCACCCAAATATCTTTGTCTTCTTCTGTCATTACTTTCTTCACCATAAGTCTATGTCGTTATATTTGTCTCTGCGCTGGTCGCATCCACAATCGTTTCCCCATATTTTTTTGACAACCCATCGGATGCCTGTGTATTTTGTAATGTAATAAATAAAATCTCCTAACCTCATAACAATTTATTTTTAAGTTTGTTTTTTGTCGCTATAAAAGTGTTTCTCAAAGAATCGTAACTAATGTCTGTTCTTCTACTTATTTCCGATATGTTATTGGTTATAGTAATGAGTTCAAAAACCTTTTTATCGTACCAATAAACATCCTCCATCGCAGCCTCGTAAGCCTGTAAGTCCTTTTCAAAATTTTGCTCAAATTCAATGTAATCTTCATCGTCTATTTCTAAATCAAATTCATCAATGTCTAACTTTGTAATTTTATTTTCTCGTCTTAGATAAGCAACGTATAAGCCCCTAAGCATTTTAAACACATACCAATGGTTTATCTCCTCATCGTTATACCATATATCTAAACCGTTTTGCTCATATACTATAAGCATTATGTACATTTCCTGTACAATATCCTCAGCCAAGTATTCAGAACAGCCAAACGACTTGACTATATTAATCCAGTCTTTGTGCTTTAAAGCTGCTGCATCAATTAGCTTTCCCATTTAAACGTAATTATAACACACAAAAGAGCAATTTGAAAAGTGTGGTCTGTCACATCTTCATCTTCATACTCTGCTTTGTCATATAAAAAACCGAGCATCAAGCTGTATGTTCCAGCTATAATGACATCGGCTTCTTTCCAAACTGCAAACCCAAAAAGGGCGGTAAATAATAAAATTGCTGTAATCATTAAAAAGGTATTTTAAGTGTTTCAATTAAACTTTGACCGTTCATTTCAAATCCTACATTATTAGTCATTGACCTTAGCATTATAGGACTATCAATTGGGGTTGGTCTGCCCCCAGTATCAATGTCTTTTACCTTACGAACTATTATATTACTTTGCATCCAATCGGTAGGGTGCTGGGTGTAGCGGTGAATCACTAAGAAATCATCGCAACGGTTGACGAATTTCGAACCACCTTCAGCGTGGCTGCTCATAGGTGGCATTGGGTGTCCAGCGTATATGTGCGTTTGATCGTGCTTCATTCTTTGTGCCTCTGTGACCGAATGAGTATTAAGCCATACCGATATGCTGTTTTTTTTGCAAAATAATCTTATTTCGCTAGTAGCTTGGTAGTCGTATTCGTGTGCGCCAATCCCCCTTAAAACTGTTTGGTCTTTTGTTAAACTGTTATAAGGGTCTATCATAAAACCGTGATACGTTTGGTGTTGATATAGCTTTTCCGCATTGCCTAACAATTCTCTAAAAGTATAGAGCCTTTCTGTGTCCATAAACCTAAAATGGTCTTGAATCCATTTAACCCGCATTCTAAACGCATCAGCATCCACTTTGTTAATAGGTTTAGCTTCCAAAAATTCAACTAGCTTTCTAATGATGCTATGTGGTTCGTTCTCGCTTGAGTAAACCAGCCATCTTAATTTGTGCTTTAAAGAATAAAGCAACATCATATAAAGTATGACCGTAGTCTTACCCACATTACTATGACCTAGTATCACATTAAACGAACCGTATTTAAACCTCATAAATTCATCAATGCTTGGAACCCCTAGACCCAAACCCTCTTTGATTTGTCCTGTTCTAACTTGGTTTAATTTGTTTATTTCGCTTTGGAAGTCTATTAACATATCTTATTTTGTTTTGTTGTTATTGTAAAGGTATAAAAAAAAGGGGGTAAAAAACCCCCCTTTAAAATTAAAATGGCAAATCTGCTGTTTCTCTATCGGGTGAGTGCTGTTTGGATGTCACTTGTTCGCTAGGTGTCCAAGTGTTTACCTCTGCATACATTCCTTTAGCGTTCTTCTTAACGTCAATAGATAGCCAACCGTTGTTAGCGTTTATCAGTTCTCCTTGTGAGTTCATAAAATCCACAAAGTCTGTTGCTTTGATTGTGATTTTAACTGGCAACCAATCCTTGTCGGTTGGCTTTACAAATAATCCTTTTGCGAATACTTTTTCTGTGCTTTCCATTTTTTTACTTGTTTAAAATTGAGTTAAATATATTTGTAAATTCTTCTACTTCGTCTAATTGGATAGTTCCTTTGGCTGCTAATTCAATAGCACCCTTGAAAGCCACTTGTCGCAAAATAGATTCGTTTGTGCTTCTTGCTTGTGAAGCGTTATAGCTAGGTTTAGCTTGGTATGTTGGTTTCGGCGCTTCTAGTTTAGCAGTTTTAAATTCCTCATTTGTTACTGTAAACTCGATTTCATCTCCCACCGATTTGTTAAATTCTCCCTTTGCTAAAAAGTTGTAGTAACTTCCGTCAGCTAGGTCGATTCTAAACTTGTTAAATTCTCCGTGTGAGTTTGACCATACCCCTTTTGGAGTAACGTACTTGATTTTTCCTGTTTTCATTTTACTTGTGTTTTAATGTTTCGTGATTCTAAAATGTTTTCAATTTCCTTGTAGGTAGTCTCTAACATTCCTTCCTTGCCTTTCATTTCGATAAGGTCTTTTGTTGGATAATTGTGTAAATACATTGTTGATAGTTTTAAATTATGGTACAAATATAAAAATAATTTTTGGAATAAAAAAAAAAGGCTGCAAAAAATTTTTTCTGCAACCCTTCTTTTGACTAACTAATTAAAAACAATATCAACAAAACAGGACAAAAGTATTTAGTCTTGCAACTCTTTCAAAATGTTTTCGTATTTAGTTATTAACGCTTCAAGTTCATAAGACGATATTTTGTTTATCTGCTTTGATTGTTGCAATAACAATTCCGCAGTACCCTCACCGATATTTGACTCTAGCCATAAGCTAAAAAGATATTGCTCTCCGTAACGAAATACATTGCATCCAGCGCATTGAACCTGTACGTTTATTTCATCGAACCTTGTTGAGTAGTGTTTACGGCTTATGAAGTGTCCAGCCTGTAATTTCTTCCAATGGTCTTTCTTGTTGCAAGTTACGCATTGAGCCAAACCGTTCTCGTCTGCATATCTTCGGCGTATATATTCGCTGAAAACTGCATCTAATTTTTTGACTAGCTTACTGCGTGTCGGCTTTTTAGTCGATGGCATTGTCTAGCTTCTGTATTAAGTAGCGAAGTTCTTCTTTTGATACGGTTGCTTTTACCCTTTCTTTGTAGGTCTTTAAGTTCAACTCGTAACTTTCTGAATTTTGCAACTTTTTAACTGTGCTTTTAATATTCATTTTGTTATAATTTGTTTAAACTAAAAATATTATTATATTATAATGTTATAGTATTAAAATATTATTATATTATATTATTATAGTATTATTATATTATAGTATTATAATGTTATTATACTAAAATAATTTAGTTTAAATTACTTATATATAGCAAAGTTAGTGAATTTTTGTTAAAAAGTCAAGTTTTAGACCTTTATTGATTTTTTATTTTGGTAAATTTCTCAAAACCTCTGCTGCCAAAGTATGCAGCGTAAACCGTTACAAGTAGATATTTAAGCAAATCTATAAACTCGTTTTTTACTGTGAAATCAACCTTGCTACTGTCTAGGATAACAAACAAAGTCATCATTACAGTAAGGAATATAAGCGTCAACGGTCTTGTATTTTTACTCAACCACGAATCTGATGTCATATCTGACTGCCACCTATCTGTCACCCCCTGCATCTCGTTTAAGTCCATTTCGAGCAGTTTTAAGGCAGTTTCTTTGTCTTGTGGGGGCAAACTACCATCTTTATCTAAAAACGCCTTAAACACGCCTAAAACGCCTTTCTCGGGCAAGTTGCCTACAATTGACTGAACGACGTCGGATTTCCCGATGCTTCTTAAAAAGTCTCCTACTCTTGTAGTTCCGTGTTGGTCTTTGTATTTAGGCATAGCAATCTATTATGTTTTTGTATTCTTTTTGTACGTCAAAACTAGGACAAGCCTTTGATGCAAACTCGTTATGTCCGTGCAAGGTCGTACCGCTATAAGTAACCATTAACTCATTCAACAAACAGTCCAACGCTTCTTTTTGTTCGGGTGTTCTGGTGTCTTTGGCTTTTAGGTTGTTTTTGCCTATTCCGCCAACATAACAAACCCCTATGCTTCCAGTATTATGACCTTTTGTGTGCGCTCCAACCAGTTCAACATCTCTGCCATTATGTATCGATCCATCCAAATAAACGACATAGTGATACCCTATATCATTAAAGCCTCTTTGCTTATGCCATAGACGTATATCTTCAACGGTTGTATGTCTACCTTCTGGAGTAGCTGAACAATGCAATATGATTTTATTTATTGCTCTCATTCTTTTTTTTCATTTCTACTATCTTAAGAACAGTATAAACGATTGACGCAACCAATAGGATTATTTTCAACCATTGCTCGACATTGGTAAAAGTTATTAAAAACGTCAAACTATTAAATAAAGCAATTCTTGCGTCTTCAATATGCATCTTATGAGATTTTGTAGTTTTCATAATCCAAGCCAAAAAAGCTATGCACTCCGTTACCGCTTAAATTAACAGCGTAAGACTTCCAACCGTATGGGTGACCTTCGTCGTTTGACCATAAAGCGTCAACGTGCCATTTGGCAGACAATACTGGTGCTTTTGTTTCGTTACCCTCGTTGTCATATTCTCCAGCTTCTAAAACGATATGTCCTAAGTGAACAATTATGTGGTTGTGTGTAGGGTATTCGTTTCCATCTTCGTCTGTATCTACGCCTAACGATACCGCTTTTTTAATCGCCTCTTCTTGTGATGCAAATTCGTATTTTCCTAGTTTCATATTATATTTACTTTTGGTTATAACTATTAGTGATTTGTAAAGGTTTCTTAATTTTCTTATCTTATTGTATTTCTTATGTAAAGATTTACTCTTGTTTTTATTATAGGTGTATTTGTTACACTTGTGTTAATGCTATTAGTTCTTGGTCTGTTAATGCGGTGTTGTATAAATCTGCTTGTATAAACTTTCTTGCATCTCCTCCTACACCAACTTGATTACCTCCTAAGTAAAATTTTGTGTAATTACCGAAACCATCAGTTGAAACACTATCAGATAATTG